AACTGCACTTGTAGCATATGAACTATACATTCATTTAACAGCGAATGATGAAGTGGATGAGCCATTCAGTTCGCTAGACCAGGTTGATTTGAATAACATTAGAGCGGAGGTGAGTGAGTAGTGTTTAAGGTAATAATTAGAGATAGCAAAAAAGAGGTTATAGTTATACCGCAGAGATACAAAGGATTCTTGCCAGACCCAACAGAGCGGAATAAGCTTGAGCATACTATAGAACATTTTTATAAAGATTACAATGTGATAGAGTTTCCGGTAAACACAGAATTATATCTTGAGAATTAAACACGGAGGCGTAAGATGACCGATATTAAAGCTGGGACTTTCAGATATATTGAAAGTGAAATATACAATTTAGAATCGACCAAACGTGAGATTAAGAGACTGAGATTGGAAATTCTCAACCCCACAAAGATGGAAGATGAAAACATTATATATGGGCCGCTTCAATCAGGAGAACCCACACGAACGACTGAGATTATGGCAACAAGGCTTATGACAAATAAGATGTTGCGTAATATGGAAGAAATGGTACATGCAATTGAGTATGCGTATAGCATGCTACCTGACGATTACAAGAAAGTGATACAGCTTAAGTACTGGTCGCCTAATCGTAAAATGAAGATGGAGCATATTGCGGATGAGTGTAACATGCACAGAAACACAGCAGGGAAGATACGCAAAAACTTTGTTAAAGCCGTTGCGTATGAAGCTGGAATAAAATAGCGTGTGCAAGCATTGTGCATAGAGCGTATTATTTCTTGATATTATGATAGTGTGCAAGAAAAGCACATATACCCTTTGTATCTTTGATTGCTTGTGGACTCATTTTGTAAACTCCTAATATGTTCGGTTGTGTCGATCTACATTCTTTTATTGTGAGAGCTAGGCTAAACGCCTGGCTCTTTTTATCTTGCAAACTAATAGGCAGGTGAGACTTATGGAATTTAATAAGTATCAATCTTTAAAACAATCTACAGATCAGCAGACACATGTACTAGGTCTTGTCAAAGCTGTAGGGGATACAGCTGAATATGTTAATGAGAAGTGGGAGGACATAGATTACTTAACTGTCATGTTAGGAAATGTGTTAGAGCAAGTAGCAGGGATAGCAACAGTTAACAACATAATGTTAGATACTGTGGCAGGTATCAATGTTAATAGCTATAACAATCAACTGAATAGATTGATAGACGTTGGCGATACTGTTACATACAACGAACAAACATTCGTAGTGCATGACGTTATCGGTAACCAAGTATTAATAGTTAATGATGACTCAGACTTAGTTGTCGACATTAATAGAGTGAGTGTGTGACTGTATGGTAGTAATGAGACGTTGCAATCATCCAACATGCAATACGTTAATAACATTTAACGATAGGTATTGTGATAAGCACAAGCCTTATGTAAATGATAAATATAACGATATTAGACAACGTAATGATCCAGAGTATTTAAGATTTTATAAATCTAAAGCATGGCAGAATATGCGTGAAATGGTACTAATGGAAAATGATTATATATGTAAACTGTGTGGACGACAGGCAGAAATGGTAGACCACATTATTCCGACAAAAATTGACTGGTCAAAAAGACTGGAAAAAGAAAACTTACAACCGTTGTGCAATAGTTGCCACAACAGAAAAACGAAAAGAGAGCAAAGAGAAGTCCCCCGCTATAAATGACGGCGTGGGTAGAGAAGGAGCCAAAGAACGGCGCTCACTCGTCTTCTCAAAAATCTCCCTTTATTTAAATTTTATTTGACTGGAGGTGCTAATTTATGGCTGGAAGACCTAAAAAACTATTAACAAATTCAAGTAAAAACTACACGAAAGAAGAAATACTTGAAAAAGAACGCCAAGAATCTCAGCTTAGTAAATTTTCTAAAATAGATACGCAACCACCTGATTTTTTAGATGATATTGCTAAAAAAGAATATCTGCGTGTCATTCCTCATATGCAAGACTTACCAATTTCCAATTTAGATAAAGCGCAATTAGCACAATATTGTAGCTTTTATAGTGATTTTGTTAAAGCAAGCCAAGTCTTGGATGAACAAGGGCTATTGGTTGTTGACGATAGAGGTAATATGAAGACAAATGCAGCGTTCAATGTTAAAGAAAAAGCAGCTATACGTATGCAACAATCAGCTAATACTTTAGGCTTAACGATTGATAGTCGATTAAGAATCGTAGTACCTGAACAAAAAGAAGATGACGACCCATTTGCTGAATTTGTGAGTGATTCAAAATGATTGATCACACAACTTTGTATGCAAAGAAAGTGGTAAGTGGAGAAGTTTTAGCAAGTCGAAAGAACATAGCAGTGGCTAAACGTCATTTAAACGACTTAAAGAACCCACCTGAAGACTGTTATTGGGATGTTGAACTCGCAAATAAGTCGATACGATTCATTGAAATGTTGCCAGACCCTAAAACAAATGAGCCTATGCCTCTTATGTCATTCCAAAAATTTATTGTTGGAAGTTTATATGGCTGGCGCAAAAAAGGTGGATACCGACGATTTACGAAAGCCTACATAAGCATGGCACGCAAGCAAGGGAAGTCGCTTATCGTATCGGGTATGTCGTTACATGAATTGCTCTTTGGCCAATATCCTAAATTCAACCGTCAAATCTACGTATCATCTTCAACTTATAAGCAAGCACAAACTATTTTTAAAATGGCAAGTCAGCAAATACAATTACTTCGTTCAAAAAGTAAATACATTCGAAAAACGACAGATGTTCGTAAAACTGACATCGCTCATATTGAGTCTGTAAGTGTGTTTGAGCCTTTGTCAAACAACCCAGACGCGGTTGATGGTAAAGACCCAACAGTTGCTATTTTAGATGAGCTGGCAAGTATGCCTGATGACGAGATGTACTCAAGATTTAAGACGGGTATGACACTTCAAAAGAACCCACTCACATTGCTAATATCAACCGCTGGCGATAATCTTAACAGTCAGATGTATCAAGAATACAAGTACATTACTAAAATTCTTACAGGCGATATTAAAGCTGATAATTACTTTGTGTATTGCGCTGAGATGGACTCGGAAGAAGAAGTGAGCGATGAATCTTTGTGGATTAAGGCAATGCCTTTGCTTGAGTCTGACGAGCACCGAGAGACAATCTTGGCTAATATCAAAACAGATATTCAAGATGAGCTGGCAAAAGGAACGTCATTCCATAAAATCTTAATTAAAAACTTTAATCTATGGCAGGCTAACAAAGAAGATAGCTTGATTAACATTGAAGAATGGGAAAGTAGTGAGGTAAATCGTTCTGATTTCGATTTGTATGGCCGAGATGTTTATGTAGGCGTCGACTTATCAAGACTAGACGACTTAACGTCGGTAGGTTTTATAATTCCAATGGATAATGGAAATATGGTTATCGATAGTCATTCATTTATAGGGTTGCGAACATCACTTGAACAGAAGTCTAAACGTGACAAAATCAATTATGAATTACTAGTTCAACAAGGAGAAGCGGAAGTAACAACCTCTGAAAGTGGCATGATTGATTATAAGCGCGTGATTGACTACATTCTTGATTATGTTAATCAATACAACCTAAATGTTAAAGCTGTTTGTTATGACCCCTGGAATGCGCAGTCATTTGTGACGACGATTGAAACGATGATGATTGACTGGCCATTGATTGAAGTCGGTCAAAGTTTTAAAAGTCTGTCACAAACGATTAAAGCGTTCAGAATGTGGGTTGCTGAAAAGACAATCAAACATTTTGGTAATGACTTATTAACGATTGCAGTCAATAATGCAGTGCTGATTTACGACGGGGAAGACAACGTCAAGATTAATAAAAAGATGAACCGGCAAAAAATAGACCCAATCATATCAGTGATTATGGCGTTTAGTGAGGCACGGATGCACGAGTTTGTTCAAGATTGGTCATCAATTTATGAGAGTGAAGAGTTTGGTTTTTAGGTGGTGTGAAGATGAATTTTAATAAACTATATCAAGCGTTACAGTTATTGGTTGCTAACCTAGTTAGTATCCTTTTTTTAGTTGGTCTGTTTATTATTAATTTTGCAATTTATAAAGGTTTCGATTTGATTGCAGGCTTAATCACAACAGGCATTACGTTAATAGTTATCGCTTTGATTATCGATTTTGAATCTAAAGAAAGGAGGTAACTATTAAATGGGTATCTTTTACAATTCAAATACTCGTGATTTACAGTATAACGAAGAAGACTTGCAAATGATGGTTCAAACTTTACCAGGTTTTCAAGGCACACCTTTACGTCATTATGATTCAGTTGAAGCCATTAAGCATAGCGACATTTTTACGGCAGTTATGATGATCGCGTCCGACTTAGCGCGTATGCCTATTCGTTTGACGGTTAATGGCCAGATTGATTTTAGTAATAAGCTAACCAATCTATTGAATATTAGACCGAACGCTTTTTATAACGGCTATATATTTAAGTTGGTTGTTTTTGCGAATGCGTTGTTGACTTCACATGGCTATATTGAGATTCTACGCGATAAAAAAGGAGAACCTTGCGACTTGATTTTTCGTAAGACTTCTGAGATTGAGTTGAAAATGCATAAAAATGGAACCTATTATTACAACTTCAAACAAGTGCCTGAAAATGGCAAGTCAATTGAACGTAATATTAAGTTTGAGGACTTGATTGATATTAAGTTTTATTCGATGGACGGTATCAATGGTTTATCGTTGCTTGATACGTTAAGTCGAACGATTGATTCAGATAATAATGGTAAAGATTTTCTAAACAACTTTTTGCGCAATGGTACACATGCAGGTGGTATTTTAAAAATGCGTGGCGTTCTCAATGACAAAAAGGCTCGTGATCGTGCAAGAACAGAGTTTCATAAGGCGTTCAGTGGCACTAAACAAGCAGGTAAAGTTGTGGTGCTCGATGAATCGATGGCTTTTGAGCAGTTGGAAGTTGATACTGAAGTTTTAAAGCTTATCAGAGAGAATAAGTCGTCTACACGTGAGATTGCAGGCGTGTTCGGCATACCGCTTCATAAATTCGGTATTGAAACAACTAACATGAGTATCACAGACGCTAACTTAGACTACTTATCAACGCTTAAACCATACATTACGTGTGTATGTGCAGAGTTGAATTTCAAATTTAATGATGAGCTATCGGATAACTTAAGAGAATTCAAATTCGATACAACAGAAATTCGTGTAGTTGATGAAAAGACACAAGCTGAAATCGATAAAATCAACATTGATAGCGGCAAAACGAACATTGATGAAGTCAGAAAACGTGATGGACTACCGCCTATTCCTAATGGGTATGGCAGTATTCATCGTGTTGACTTAAACCACGTTAACATAGCGCTTGTGGATGAGTATCAGATGAACAAATCACGTGCAACAGATAATAAATTGAAAGGTGGTGAGGAAGATGAGCAAGGAAATTAGAGTAGGTAATATTACAGAAGTACGCTCAAATGACGATAATGACATGATTATTGAAGGCTATGCTCTAAAATTCGACACCTGGTCTGAAAACTTAGGTGGTTTTAAAGAGACGATTTCTCGCAAGGCACTTGAGAATGCAGATTTGTCAGACGTTCGATGTTTAGTAGATCATGTGCCATCACAGATTATCGGTAGGACGACGTCGGGGACTTTAACACTAGAAACTGATGAAGTCGGCTTGAAATATCGTTGTAAGTTGCCTAATACGACGTTTGCTAAAGACTTGTATGAGAATATGCGAGTAGGCAACATTAATCAATGTTCGTTTGGCTTTATCCTAGACAAAAAAGGCGATGAAATGCGCTTTGATGAAAAGGAAGGCATTTATAAACGAACGTTAAATGCGATTAGACAGTTAACAGATGTGTCTGTTGTTACGTATCCAGCATACAAAGACACGGACGTGCAACCGGCGTTGCGAAGTATTAAAAACCTTGAAGACGAGAACCGCAAAAAAGTATTGCAACACAAACTGAAAAAACATGCGATAGCAAATAATATTTGGTGAAGTTGAACACCATAAAAAATACAACCGTATGACGTGCTGAATAGCGACGTCTTATTTTTATGCCTAAAAACAGGAGGGAATTTTATGTTTTTAAAAGAAAATTTGTTGGCTGAAATTGCTGATATTAAAAGAAGTATTGATTTAAAAATCAAGCATGCAACACGTGCACTAGATAATGATGAGTTGGAGAAAGCAGAGCAATTAGAGAAAGAGATTTCTGATTTACGTGCTCAAATCAAACAAAAAGAAGATGAACTTGCGAAGTTGAAAGATGGGGACACAGAAAGCGAAGACAAACCGGAAGCGGTAGCAGTGGAAGGCGAGCGTTCTATGAAAAACCGTCAAGCTAACGCACGTGATTTAGGTGTGTTTAATAACACAAAAGTGACGTCACAAGAAGTACGCGACTTTACAGCTTATTTAGAATCACGTGACGACATCCCCGGCGGGTCATTAAAAACAGATTCTGGTTTTGTTGTGATTCCGGAAGAAATTGTTACAGATATTCTTAAATTGAAAGAAGTAGAGTTTAACTTAGATAAATACGTAACAGTCAAAAAGGTTAAAAACGGTTCTGGTAAGTATCCAGTTGTGCGTCAATCTGAAGTAGCGGCGTTACCAGAAGTTGAAGAATTGGCAGAAAACCCTGAGTTAGCAGTTAAGCCATTCTTCCAACTAGCGTATGACATTAAGACGCGTCGTGGTTACTTCCGTATTTCACGCGAGGCAATTGAAGATAGTCAAATCAATGTGTTGCAAGAATTAAAATTGTGGTTAGCACGTACAATTGCTGCGACACGCAACAAAGCTATCATTGATGTGATTCAAAACGGTGGACCTGGCGAAAAAGGAGACCAAACAAAGCTTGAGACGATTGAAGCGGCAGGTATTGACGGTTTGAAAGACGCGGTCAACTTAAACATCAAACCTAACTACGAGCATAACGTTGCGATTGTGTCTCAAACTATGTTTGCGAAATTAGACAAACTAAAAGACAAAAACGGCAACTACTTAATTCAACCGGACATCAAAGAAAAATCACAACAACGTCTGTTAGGTGCACGTGTTGAAATCTTACCGGATGAAATGCTTGGTTCTAAAGGCAACGAAACGCTTATCTTTGGTAACTTGAAAGATGCGTTAGTGTTATTTGACCGTTCGCAATACCAAGCGAGCTGGACAGACTACATGCATTTTGGTGAATGCTTAATGGTTGCTGTACGTCAAGACGTACGTATTTTAGATTACAAAGCAGCAATTGTAATCAAGTACAAAGATGCGACAGAAGAAGTTCAATCTATCTAAGGAGGTAGTTGAATTATGGCGGAATACAAAGTATTAACGCGCTATAAAGATAAGTCAATCGGACGTATTTTAGAAGTCAATGAAGTCGTTCAAATGCCTGTAAAACGTGCTAAGGAAGTCAATGACAACCTAAAGCCTAAAAACGGCATTTTAGAACGCATTGACAGTAAGTAGGTGGTCACATGCCAGACTTAAAGCTATTAAAACAGCACTGTAGGATTGACCACAATTCTGAAGATGACTTGCTTTTAATGTATTACGAGTGGGCACGAGAAGATATCGGACGCGCCGTAACAACTGATTTTAAATGGCTAGAGCAACAACCCTTATTCAAAGCCGCAGTGTTTCCGCTGACGGCTTATTATTTTGAAAATAGACTTGCTTACACAGAACGTAATTTAAACTATGCACCACACATGATTTTAAGTGTCGTGCATAAATTGAGAGACGCTTATGAAGTTCAACTCGAACAGACTAAATGAACGTGTCACATTTTGTGAAGATGTAAGTAAGTCTATAAAAGGTTTGCCCCAAAAGCCGATTACACAAGAACTATACAGTTGTTATGCATGTATTCAAGACGCACGTGAATCAGACATGCAAACCAGTTTAACGACGGGTTCACAATTCATCAAAACGATTATCATACGTGATCCACGTGGCGATTATGTGCCAAGTAATAAACATTATGTGTTACATGATGGCGAACGCTACCAAGTGAAATACGTTAAGAAAGATTATGAAGATAAAGCTTTTTTACGTATTTATTGCGAGGTGGTTTTTTAATGCCTGCAAAAATTGAGAAAAACGATATTGAACAAGGTCTGTTACGCAAGCAACTGGAATTCAATGCTAATCAAAATAAAATTTTGAGAGCAGGTGCGCAATCATTAGTGCCTATACTGGCAAGTGCAACACCAGTCAGCGACCGTAAAAAGCATGCGAAAGACCATGTGGCAGTATCAAATGTAAAAACCGATAGAACGAGTAGTGAAAAGTATGTGGATGTGGGATATACGAAAGGTTACGCTCATCGTATTCATGCGACAGAGTTTGGCACGATGTATCAACGTCCGCAGCTTTGGATAACAAAAACAGAAAAAAGCAGTAGACAGTTAGTTTATAAAGCTATGTTGTCAGCGATGAAGCGGGTGGTTAAGTGAGTATTTCAGAATTGATTTATATGAAAATGGTTGAGGGACAGCCAGTGACTTCGGAAGACAATATTTTCCGATATAACGTTCCTGAAAACTTCCATACCAAAACTGATGACCCAATCGTTAGAATTACCCCTTTACCATATAGCCCGAATGAATACGCTGATGACAGTGAACTAACACGTGAATATGATATTCAAATTGATGTTTGGTGGTCACAAGACGAACCACATGAACAAGCTGAACTGATCGTTCAAAAATTAAAAGAAATCAACTTTAAATCTTATTACAGAGAACCTTTGTACGAAGTCGAGACGCAGACGTTTCGAGAAATTATTCGTGCAAGCGGTTCTCTTTTTATTTAGGAGGAAATTTAATGGAAAAATTGAAGTTAAACTTACAACACTTTGCCAGTGCGAGCACAGGTGTATCTAGTATCGCCATTGGAGTTACAAATTTTTATTGGGCGCCTATTGAGACGGACACAGATGAAACATGGAAAGTGAAACCAGGACATCGCACACGATTTCTGAAAGAGATTGAAGTAGACCGACCACAAGACACGGAAGAAGAACACGGGGACAACATGGTTGCCGCAACTGCTGTGTCTAACGGTAAGTTGTCGGTTAAAACGACGTTCGTATCTATTCCAGCAGAACAAAAAGCCTTTTTATCAGGTGCTAAAAAAGGTACAGGTGGTTTTAAATATGGTGCTAACGACATTCCACCAGATGTAGCTGTTGTATTTGAACGAACGAACCATGATGGCTCATCGGAATGGGTAGGATTATTTAAAGGTAAGTTCACTCGTCCAAATTTAAACGGACAGACGAAACAAGATAAAATCGAGTTCCAAAATGACGAAGTGGAAGGTTCATTCGTAGATCGTTTATACGATGAGTCTTCTCATGTAACAGGCTATGACAAAAAAGGTAGTAACGCAGGTCGTGACTATGTTTTCAATGAAACGTTTGGTAAAACTTACGATGAATTCATGACAGACGTAAACCAAGATTTAACGATTGAAGAGGTTGCAAAAGCAATGCCGGGAAAGACTAAAGCGAGCACTGTTGACAACGGTGTTCGTTCAGAATCAGATTCAGAAGAAAGTTTATAAGTTTTAAGTTAGAGGGGGCAACCCCTCTTTTATTTTGCGCAAAATAAAAAATGAAAGTAGGAATTTATTATGGCAAGACCATCAGTTGAACTAATCGTAGGCTACACAAAAGCTGGAAAACCTCAATATAAAAAGTTTTTAGCTAAACAAAAATTGACTCTATTTGACACAATTCAAGGTTCTAAATTGGCTATGAAACTTGAAAAAGTATTCGCAAGTTCAGACTTTGATGAATTAAGTGAAGATGAATTTGAACAATTATCGGAAACAGAAAAACAAGAATACAACGCCAAAATTCAAGAGCATCAAGCTAATTTAGCACAACAGTTTGACTTATTAGATGAAATCACTGAATACATTGCAGAAGCATTCGGTCATCAATTTACAGCTGTTGAATTCCAAAAAGGTATTGAAAACGGAGAAGAAGGCTTTGCGAAACTTTCTAATGTACTAGGGTCGTTAATTAGCGGAGACGTAGACGATACAAAAAAGTTCGTGAGCGAGCAGAAGAAATAAGCCCAGAAGATCTAACGGCAGAAGCACAGTACAAAAATTATATGAAGTTAGCGAAAAAGCTAATCGATGAAGGCATGGATCCCGACAAAGTCGCGAACATGCCTATTCATTTTTTCTTAAATATTGTGAATGCCGAAGTGACAACAAAACGCAGAGCGAAGAGCTTTGCAGATATTTTTTAAGAAAGGAGGTTAAGCTATGGCAAATCCTATCGGCAATATGGTCATACGTGTTGACTTGGACGGTTCGGGTTTTAATAAAGGTATCGCAGGTCTTAACAGACAGATGCGAATGGTATCGCGTGAAATGTCAGCGAGTTTATCAAAATTTGGACGTTATGACCAGTCTTTAGAAAAATCAAAAGTTAAAGTTGAGGGTTTGACGAAAAGACAACAAGTTCAAGCCCAAAAAGTGAAAGAATTAAAGCAACAATATGACCAATTGTCAAAAGAGACAGGCGAGAACAGTGCTAAGACACAAGCTGCCGCTGCTAAATATAATGAGGCCTATGCGACTTTAAATAAGTATGAGCGTGAACTTGAAGAAGCAACGGAAGAAATGAAAAAGACGGAGCAACAACAACGCGTTCTATCAACTTCTGTTGGTAAAGTAGGTCAAAAATTCAGTGAATGGGGGCCAAAACTTCAAGAAATCGGTCAAAAAATGCAATCTGTCGGACGTAGTATGTCAACTTACATTACAGCACCAGTCGTTGCCGGTTTTGGTGCTGCAGTTAAGAAAAGTATCGACTTTGACGACAGTATGCGTAAGGTTAAGGCTACATCTGGTGCAACAGGTCAAGAGTTCCAACAACTACGTGACAAAGCGCTTGAAATGGGTGCGAAAACTAAATTTAGTGCGTCTCAATCTGCAGAAGCTTTAAATTATATGGCACTCGCCGGTTGGGACTCTAAAGAAATGATGTCTGGTATTGACGGTGTTATGCAACTTGCCGCTGCTTCTGGTGAAGATTTAGGGCAAGTGAGTGATATTGTTACAGACAGTTTGACAGCCTTTGGTTTATCGGCGAAAGATAGTAGCCATTTCGCTGACGTTCTAGCACAAACAAGTTCAAAAGCGAATACGGATGTACGTGGTATGGGAGATGCGTTTAAATATGCAGCGCCTGTAGCAGGTGCATTAGGATATACGGTTGAAGACACGTCAATAGCGATAGGTTTGATGAGTAATGCAGGTATCAAGGGCGAAAAAGCAGGTACAGCATTACGTACGATGTTTACAAACCTTTCAAGCCCAACGAAAGCAATGAAAGACCGCATGGATGAATTAGGAATCTCAATTACTGATAGTAACGGCAAAATGTTACCTATGCGTGATGTAATGGATCAATTGAGAGGTTCGTTCAAAAACCTATCTAAAGATCAACAAGCAAGTGCGGCTGCGACAATCTTCGGCAAAGAGGCGATGAGTGGTGCTTTGGCTATTATCAATGCGTCTGATGAAGATTATAAAAAGTTGACAAAGTCCATTGATAATTCAACTGGCGCGTCTAAGCGTATGTCTGATGAAATGGAAGGCGGTATCGGTGGTTCAATTCGTCAAATGAAATCGGCAATTGAATCATTAGCAATCAGCATTGGCGATATTATGGCGCCTTACATTAAAAAGCTTGCTGAATGGGTAGCGAATGCAGCAAAACAATTAAATGAAATGCCAAAAGGCACACAAAAAGTTGTTGTAGGTTTAGGTGTGGTTGCTGCTGCAATTGGACCAGTACTCGTAGTTTTAGGCACTATGGTTAAAACGATAGGCGGCTCAGTTAAAGTGTTAGGCTCTATGTTTAAAGGGCTAGCAAAAATGACGCTATTGACACGTGGTGCTAACGGTCAAATCAAACTGTTTACGGTGTCTCAAAAAGTTTGGAATGGTGTCGTGAAAACGGGTAAAACTATTGCAGACTTATATAGAACGGCAGTTACTAAACTGGCCACTTCCCAATCAATCTCCACTTTGAAAACGAAGCTTGCTGCAACCGCTACTAAAGTTTGGACAGCTACAACAAAAGCTGCAGCGCTTGCGTCTAAAGGGCTAGGTTTAGCACTTAGGTTTATGACAGGTCCAGTTGGCATTGTAATTACTGCAGTTGGTTTATTAGTCGCTGGTGTTATCCATTTATGGAAGACAAATGAAGGATTTCGTAATGGCGTTATCAGAATTTGGGAAAGTATTAAAAATGGTATTTCGACAGTAGTTGAATTTATCCGCAACTTTGCAGTGAATTCCTGGAATAATTTAAAAACGGCAGGCATAGTCATTTTTACGTTACTCAAAACCGGATTAACAGGAATTTTTAATGCATTAAAGACTTATTTTATAACCATTCTAACTGTATACAAGACCGTTTTTGCAGTAACTTTTAATGCGATAAAGGCTATAGTGACGTCAATCATAGGCTTTATAGTCAATTTTATAAAAAATGCTTGGAATGGCGTGAAAAATGCAACGGTGTTCATTTTCAATTCATTGAAGTTTTTCCTTACACAAGTTTGGAATGCTATTAAGTCTTCAATAATCACAATCGTCAGCATTTTATATAATTCGGTCAAAAATATTTGGTCGTCTTTAAGCAGATTTACGAAAAATATTTTCTCAAATTTACGTAGTTTTTTAGTAAATTTATGGTCGAGATTGAAAGATGCCGTCATTTATTCAGCAAGACTTTTGTGGGACGGCGTTCGTAAAACTTGGAATTTTTTACTATCAGGAACGCGCTCAATTTTTAACAGAGTGAAGTCAAATATAGTAAATATTTGGAACAGTATTAAACGTTCTGTAACAGGTATAGCTAGTAGTTTGTGGAATGCGGTACGTAATACATTCAACAATATGTCTAATGGGCTAAAAAGTATTATCAATCGAATTAAAGATCACATCAATGGAATGGTCAATTCTGTTAAAAGTGGATTAAATAAATTGATTGATGGCGTGAACTGGGTTGCAGGTAAAATTGGAATGACTAAGATTCCAAGATTGCACACAGGTACTACGCATACGACAACGCACAATCTTGTAACGAATGGCAAGATCAATCGTGACACTTTTGCGACTGTGGGCGATAAAGGTCGAGGTAATGGTCCAGGTGGCTTCAGACACGAGATGATACGCTATCCAAACGGTAAAATGGCGCTTACACCAAATCGTGATACGACTGCCTTTTTACCGAAAGGTTCATCCGTGTACAACGGGGCTCAAACACATGCAATGTTAAGTCAAGCAGGCCGATTACCTAGATTTGCTAGTGGTACAATGTTAGATTTGCTATCTGACAAAAAACGACCTAAAGTACATCGACATGGTGACAATGTGCATGGTGACGTCATAGCACCAAAAGCAGGTGGCGGATCTAAGCAAGCTTTATTAGGTCAAGCCGCACAAGTAGGTAAAGTCTATGTCAATAGGGCGTTAAGTGCAATTGCAAAAGGTACAGACTGGTTATCGAACTCAATCGGAGAAGTTTTGGACTGGATAGACAAACCGGGAGAGTTGTTAAACAAAATATTAGACGCTTTTGGTGTTAATTTTGACTTTTTAAAAGGTGCCGAAATTCCGTACAACATGATGACTGCAATATTTAAAAAGTTAAAAACTGCAACTGTTAAACTTTTGACAAAATGGCTCGAAGATTCAGGTGGTGGCGAAGGTGGATGGGTAGACATCACAAAAGGTGTTAACTTCCCATTCAGCCCATACGGTCGCGCACCTGGTTATCCTTTCCCATACCCCCACAAGGGGGTAGATTTAAACTATGTGTACGATAGACTGTATTCGACGCATGCAGGTACGGCAACAGGTTCTATGGGATACAACGGTGGTTTTGGTAACCACATGAGAATCAGATCAGGTATTTATGAAATTATTTATGGTCATATGAGTAAGTTGAATTGGACAGGTTCTAAAAAAGTACGTCCAGGTAGTTTCTTAGGTATCTCAGGAAATACAGGGATGTCGTCGGGTCCCCATTTGCATTACGAAATGAGAAAAAATGGTAGGGCTATTGACCCTATGCCGTTTCTGAGAAGTAAGGTAAAACACAGGGCACCGGAGTATGCGACAGGCGGACTCGTTTATGACGGGTTATACCGCTTGGGAGAACAAGGCTATCCTGAATGGGTTATCCCAACGGACCCTGCACGTGCAAGTGACGCAGCTAAGCTAATCGCATTGGCAAGCAAAGACATCAGTAAGAATAAACGTCCTAAAAACTTGAGCACAAGTGGTATTAACGGTGCTGACAGTAACAGTAGTCTTGAAAGCAAGTTAGATGTCATGATTGGCTTGTTAATTAAGCTGGTAGGCTCAAATGAAGACATTGCTAGCAAAGATTACAAACCTATTATTGATAGCTTTGGCTTAGCCGATTTTATCAATTCAACAATGGATACACGAGAGCGTCAAGAAGCGCGTAAGAATAGATTTAAACCAGGAGGTGCTTTAATCTAATGAACGATACTATAATTGTTAATGGCAAAACACTTTCGTGGTTATTTGTTCAAAGAGGGTTTAAAATACCCTCTTTTAATTTTGAGATTCAAACCGAAAAAGTGGAGGGGCGAGTAGGTTCAGTTTTTAAAAGACGTCATTTGGCCGAACATCATTTTGAAATACCATTGGTTATTCATAATGACAAATTAAGTGGTATGAAAAGCCATGATGAGATTCTTCATGAGTTGACGAAGTTTTTTGATTATGATGAAGCGGTTAAATTACAGTTTAAATCAAAAAAATGGTATTGGAATGCACACTTTGAAGGTCCTTTTGAAGTGCATAATAAATCGGAAAACAACATCAATGTCGTTAACGTTAAAGTTATTCTAACGGATCCCTACAAATATGCCGTCAATGGTAATCAAAATACGGCAATTAGTGATTCTGTATCGGTCGTCAATCTTGGCACTGCACCAACGCCAATTACGGTTGAAGTACGTGCGTTAAAAGATAGTACCAACTTTATGATTGCAAAAGGCGACAAAGATTATTTTATGATTGGTAAGTCAGAAGACGCTAATAAAGTGAATAAAGATATAGCACCATTCATGTTTAATGATGAGTTTAACAATGGAACTTTGAGAAATTGGGCTTACATGCCAGATGACACAAGTTTTGGTCGCTTTTTAGACGGCGGCGACGCGATGGGCGGACGCTTTGTTTTTGGCGATGAGAGTATGTTTCCTAATATTTGGGGGGCTGGTACTAAAACGGGTTGGCACGGACCAGGAATTTATAAAACGTTAAACAAATCTGTACAAGATTTTAGAATACGTTTCAAACTGTCTGTTCATCAAGGAAAAGGCATTGGTACTGGTAAGTCTGTTGCATATCTAGTCGATGAAAACAATAGACTTCAATTTAGCGTTGTTTATGTCAACACTAGCGCTACTATCAATAATACTCAAATTGTTGTGTACGCCTATGACGAGCATGGAAGTGTGCGCAAGATTTATACACGTGACGTCCCACAATTTTATCGTAAGCTTAAAAACATACACGTTTATATGTTTTTGGAGCGTAAAGGTCAAAATTTAAAAGTGACGTCTTATTTTTATGACGTCCTTGCCGACAATCGTAGAGGGTATAATATCCCAGTTGGTAAAGACGAACGTATAATTGTTGATCGTGGTAATTTATATCAACGTAAAGTGCGTATTTGTCGTATATATCGCGGGAAGTCAACTAAATATGAAAAGTACTTATGGCATAGTATTCTAGGTTTTTATATTCAAGAATTACTACCGAATCAATCAGACATTACCCCAATAGAAATTAGACGTGGCGACATCATTGTTATAGACACTTTGAGAAAGACCGTGTCAATTAACGATGAAGACGCGTTACATCTTAAAGATTTTGGTTCTAATTATTTCGAAATCGACAAAGGTGTGTCTGAATTGGTTGTTTATCCACCTAACACTTTTGATACGACAGTTAAATGGCAAGACCGATACTTATAGAAAGGAGGTAATAGATTGATACACATTTTAAATTACAGCGGTCAAATTATAGGCTTTTTTAGTCGAGACGATAATGCGATTTTAAAAGCAATGTATAGTCGTACTGCAGATACTGAAACCTTAAATTTAGTAGTACTAAGTTCAAAAGGTGCTAAATTCAAAGAGCGTAATCGAATTTTGATTCAAGACCAAAACGGTTTATATCGTGAGTTTATCGTGGATCATGCCGAAGATACTGGACAGTACATGGAAGTGGAATGCACAGCGTCTTATTTAGTCGACATTAGTACGTCTAAACCTATACCTGCAGGTCAATACGAGAAGATGACAGTCAATCAGAAGCTGTCTGAAACCTTACGAGATAGTGGTTGGACTGTTGGCGATTGTGACTTTTCAGGCATTAAAACAAACTCATGGACGTCTGTTAGAACACCGCTTGAAATGATTAGTCAGCTTGAAACGGCGCACGAAGTTGTTGCTGATTATGAGATTGTCGTCGATGGTTATGAAGTGACACAGCGTCTTGTCAATATGCGTAAGCCGACGCCTTTATTCAAAGGCAAGGAAATCGTTTATGGTAAAGACTTGATGAGTATGAAACGTAAAGTTGACTTTTCAGAGGTCAAAACGGCGCTATATGCATTTGGCCCTGAACAAGAAGATGGTAACCGTATTGAATTGATTGTGGTGGACGATGGCGCTCAAGAGCAACTGGGCTTGCCACAACGGTACATTTGGGGTGTTTATGAGCCTGAAACACAAGACGATAACATGACTAAGCAACGACTTGAAACGCTGGCTAGAACAGAACTGAATAAACATAAGTCGGCTGCGATTTCGTATGAAGTAAGTGTTGTTAATATTGAGCAAGAGTACCCGCATGAAGTGATTCGTTTTGGCGATTTAGTCAGAATTAAAAACACTGATTTTACACCTGCGCTATATGCTGAAAGTGAAGTGATTGGCTTTGACCATGATTTAATTAGTGGTGATTGTACGTATCAATTTGGAAAGATTGTCGAGTTTAAAGAGAGTGACTTACTTAAATACTTTAAAAGTCAGTTAGGTTATATTCAACAAAAGATGAATGACAAATTCACAAATGTAAATACAATTGTTCGCGAAAGTTTAGATAATGAGTTGCAGTATTTTGAACGTAAGATTTTTAAAAGTGATGCGCCACCAACTAATCCCGTAAATGATATTTTGTGGCTTGATACGAGTAACCCTAAAGTTGCCGTGTTACGTAGATACTTTAATGGAGAATGGCATAATGCGACTGCTGAAAAAGCGGGCGATGTAGGAGCTATAACACGTGAGCAGGCAATGTTTAGTGAGTTAACTAATGCGTTTATTAACTTAAATATTCAGCATAGTAAGTTGCTGAAAGAGGTAACACAAGTCGTCAATTCTGAATACTTTGTGAGTAAGACTTTAAAAGCTGATGTACAAGCTAAATTGAATGAAACGATTGGCGTGTTTAATAAGATTAAATCTAACTTAGACAGTATGACATCTGAAACAGCGACGATTGGTAAGCTAGTCGATACGCAGGCTTTCTTTTTAGATTATAGAGAGAAGTTACAAGCGTTATACACATCTGTTGAAACGGCTAAACGTACGATTGACGCCCGCTTTAAATTGTTGCAATCGCAATACACAGATCAAAAATTTAATGACGCGATGAATAAAGTAGCTTCGGTTATTCCAGGCGGACGTTGGGACGCTAGTAGTCAAACTTTGACGTCTGATATTCCGGATGAAAGTCGTGTTAGCGAAATTACAAGTATGCTCATGAATTCAGCTATCGAAAGCATTGCGCAGTCGATGGCTGAAACAAACCAAAGAATATACGACAACACTCAAAGTTTGAATGAAAGGTTAGATTCTAAAGCGCAAGAATTGCTTTCAAATGTTGAGACAAGTGCTCAAAACTTAAGACAGTATGTAGATACGCAAAAGATTAGTTTAAAAGATGAAGTGGATAATCAATTTAAATTGACTACGAGCGAGTTTTCTAATGCAATTAATGCGACAAAAGAGTCAATTGAGAATGACGTTACGAAACCTTTGTCTATTCGTTTAAACACTGCTGAGAGTGGGCTACAACAACTACAAGATAGTCTGTTATTAACCGCTACGAAAACAGAAGTTAATCGTATGTTGACGGACCAGTTGACGCCGTTAAAAACAGAAGTCAACAAGCAACAAGCACAGTTAAAAGTGATGACAGATTCTATTAATTCAAAAGTGAATAAATCAGATTACACAACTGACAAAAATGGTATTGTGGAACGACTAAACAATGCTGATTCAGAACGTCAACAATTGTCGGATGAAATCAATGATCGTGTAACGCTTGAAGAGTATAAAAACACGCAACTTGGTACGCGTAACTTATTAGTAGGTTCTGACGATTTGAGTGGTTTTAGAGGTGTCGTTACTAAAATTGAAAAAGATAGTCATACATTTGGTTTATTAAAAAAGCCTGACTTCGGTCAAGTTTGGATGAGTCAGAATGTCAAAGTAGAGCCTAACACAGATTACACATTGTCGTTTTATGCATTTAAAAATGGGACGGATAAAGCTGGAGTTTATACAGCGGTTCGATTATTAAAAGATGATGGCACAGACTTTTCGCCTTTCAAGACCTTATTTGATGGACGCACTGCACCACAAAATGTTACTGAAAACGTAGAACGTTATTCAAAAACGTTTAGAATTGAAGATTATAAGTGGATACGTGTGTACTTTACTAGTATTAATGATAAAAATTCAACACTACCCTATATTTCAAGACCGCAACTCGAAAAGAGCAAATGGATGTCTGATTATAAAAAAGCGGAAGAAGATGTCGAGACATCGTTAACTAGGCTAGAAACTCAAACACAACAAAACGGCAGAGAAATTAGTTCGAGAGTTAAAGCAGAAGAGTTTAATGCGACGCGTAAAATACTTTCCCGTATTTTATCGGAGTTAAAAGTCAATACTACAGGACTCAGTTATATATATGATGAGAATGGTAATATCCAATCTTTTAATGTTGGTTCAGACGGTGTAGGCATTGATAGTTCGAAAATCAAAATTAATAATGGTGATGTATTGATAGAAAACGGACGTACAACAATTAAAAATTTATCATCTGAAAAAATCAAAGTGGCGTTCAATGGAATCACAAATTCGGTCAACATTACGCCGGCAGGATTAGAAACATCATCTAGTGGTGTGCGTACAAGTTTATTGGACGGTACAGGACATCACTTTTTTGACGGCACTAACTACGTAGGTAACTTTGGTGCTACTTTTATGAAACCTGGTAACCAAAAAGGTATCAGTTTGAACTTGGCTGATTATGGACAGTTTATGGCTTTTAGTTATCGTACTAATAAACTAAAAGAAACTGACCCGAACAATGTCGCGATGATGTGGAGTAAAGGTTTTGACGGCCATCCTAAAGGCTTTTTGTACAATGAAGATATTGTTATAAATAATAATCATGTTCTAGAAGCGGCTTATATACGACCATTTAACGCGCCGATTGAACATAGATTGTTTTTGTCAGCAAGGCAAACGAATACCAATGAATATGGCGTATCTGTTCAATACAACAACAAGGACAGTTCTGCTATTGTCGTTACGAAAAATGCTGTCCGTATTTTAGGTTATGATGATAAAACGCAATCGCTGACAGGTCTTAATGTTTACCGCAACTACATTACGTCTGAGACAATCTACAATCGAACGTACTCTAATGCGTCTAATATGTTTATTACAACTTATGGCACAATTGGGCGTTCAACGTCAGCTAGTAAGTACAAACTGTCTCAGGAACGTCAATTTAAAGACGCCGAGCAACAGTACGAGCACTCAAAACAGATTTTAGACTTAGACATCAAGACATGGTTCGACAAATTTGAAGCTGAGACCTACGCGAAAGAGATTTACACTGGGGAAAGACAAGAGGAAGAAGATTTCAAACTGAGACGTTATGCAGGCTTGATTGCCGAAGATGTTGAAGCGGTTGGGTTAAACGAGTTTGTGACGCGTGGCAAAGACGACGAGATAGAAGGTATTGAATATGACCGTTTATGGATCCATTTAATACCAATCGCGAAAAAACAAATGTTAGAAATTGAAAAATTGAAAGAAGAAATGGAAGTGTTGAAAAATGGAAAATGAACAACAAGGCATTACGCTTGATAACAATCACATTATTACAGTGTTGCAAAGCGAAGTTAACAGACTGATGCAAGAGAATGTGCATTTGAAAGCTTACATTCAACAATTAACAACATCTGATACTAATGAGCCTGCTCAAATTAATGAGTAAGGCTTATTTTTATAACTAAATTTAGGAGGTATTTTATTATGGAAAAAGTTACAGAATTTTATTTAGTAGAGGTTAATGCAAATGGAGAAGAAAGCCCACTAACACAGAACTTTGCGAATGGTTTTACACGAACTTCAACGGTGTCAAGCGCATTCAAATTCGAGGCTGAAGATGAGGCAAAACAAGCGTGTAGCTTACAGAACATGCTTGCTAAAATCTTCAAAAACGGCACAAAAACTTATTATGTAAAACAAGAAATTGAACGTAATAAGTTTGATGAAAAAGGCGAGCCATATGTTGAACATGTCGTCGAGGGGGACACTGAATAATGCTAGGGGCTGTAACTGTAAGTTTTACAGAATCAGAAGCGTTTAAAACGTTCATTTACGCTGGCGAAATCAAGTTGTTGTACTTTTTGATGATTCTGATGGGGCTAGATATTGTGACAGGTTTAGCAAAAGCTATTAAAAACAATAAGTTGTGGAGTCGTAAGTCCTTATTCGGCTACGCTCGCAAGTTATTGATTTTCTGTATCATCGTTTTAGCAAACATTATTGACCAAATCCTAGGCACACATGGAGGCATTCTGTTTGTCACGATTTTCTTCTATATAGCAAACGAAGGGTTGTCAATTATCGAAAATTGCGCAGAAATGGGCGTGATTGTTCCGCCTGAGATTGCTGATAAGTTAGCGGTTATTAAGAATGAAAAGGGTACGTCTATTACAACCGAGATTAAAGAAGAAATGTCGTCTAAACACTCACGCGATTTAGGCGGCGGTGCTGCGGAAGTGAATATCAAAATTGAACCAAAGGACTGACTAAGTCGGTCCTTTTTTAATTATAGGAGATGATTTTAATGAACAAATCTATGATTTTAAGAACGGCTTTTTTAATTTTAGCGTTAGTCAATCAGTGGCTGGCTAATCACAATATGTCGCCGCTTCCAACTTCAGAAGATGATATCAACACACTTATTTTAACGGGTGCAGCTTTATGGACTTGGTATAAAGACAATCCGGTTACTAAAGAAGGTGTTTGGGCTAATCAAAAATTGAAAAAGTATAAAGCTGAAAAGCAATATTCAAAAGCAACCGGTCAAGCGCCTATTAAACACAAGGTTGACGCTTCAAGTCCTTATGACATGACTGACCAAAATATTTAAAAAAAGGGGGTAAGTATATGAGAACAAAAGATGAAGCTATTAAATGGATTAATAATTCTGTTGGCAAACAGTATGATTTTGATAAATATGCTGGTTATCAATGCTATGATCATGTCAATGCATACTTTTATTACATGACTGGCTTAGTTTTACATGGGCTTTATGCTAAAAATATTGCGATTGATAATGCCAAAACTTTAGCAAATGTAGCGACTGTTTATAACAACACGCCTGAATTCTTGCCACAAGCAGGCGATATTGTGGTATTTAATGGAAGTTATGGTAACGGTTGTGGTCATGTGGCTTTAGTATCACAAGCAACGCTTGATAGTTTCGAAGTTGTCGAACAAAACTGGCTTGGCGGTGGTTTTGTTAATGGCGCGCCTGGTTGGGAAGCAGCAACACGTCGCTGGCATTATTATGATAATCCGATGACTTTCATTCGATTGCATTATGCTGAAAAGAAGTCTATTAAAAATCTTTTACCCGCTTCTACACCTAAAGTGGTTAAACGTAAGATTGTGCTTGTAGCAGGTCACGGGTATAACGACCCAGGTGCAGTTGGGAATGGTACAAATGAACGCGATTTCATTCGTAAATATATTGTACCAAATGTCGCTAAATATTTACGTGCAGCAGGACATGACGTTTATTTATATGGCGGTTCTACCATGAATCAAGATATGTATCAAGATACAGCATATGGACAAAGCGTAGGCAATCGTCGCGATTATGGTATGTATTGGGTTAAAAATGTTCAGAAACCAGACGCTATTATTGAGTTTCATTTAGACGCAGCAGGACCTTCAGCAAACGGTGGGCATGTTATTATATCTGGGCAATTCAAAGCTGATTCAATAGATAACACAATTCAATCTGTTATTAAGTCGAATGTGGGGCAAATTAGGGGCGTGACAGCACGTAATGACCTTTTGAATGTAAATGTGTCCGCTGAAATTAACGTCAATTACAGGCTTGCTGAATTAGGTTTTATCACTAATAAAAATGACATGGACTACATTAAAGCGAATTATGATAGGTATGCTAAAGACATCGCAGGGGCGATTAATGGCAAGCCAATTGGCGGGGCGCCTGCAGGTCAAAAACAAGCTCAGCAAACAACGTGGGCTTGGGGTGGTATATTTTACCCTAATACCGCGATCAAAGTCAGACGTTCGCCAGGTTTAGATGGAGAAGTCGTTGACAAAGATTCATGGCTTTACAACAAGAACGATTGGGTTAAGTTTGACCAAATCATTAAAAAAGACGGCTACTGGTGGATTAGATTCAAGTACCAGGCGCCAGGTGCGAGCAAAAAGTATTTTTATTGTGCAGTCTGCAAAATCACGGATAAAGCTGAAAGAATTAAAAATGAGAAATATTGGGGCTCAATTGAGTGGGCGTAAATTTTAGGGTGGCTGTAATGGTCGCCCTGTTTTTTTATGCAAAAAATTAGAGAAAATAGTAGACGAACGTATACTAAAGTGTTATAATATATTTAGGAGGTGAAGGGAAATGAGGATAAAAATAAAAGCACCCAAAAGCGTAAAATTCTCGATTAGAATAGACCTGGCAGTAATTCAAATCGAATTCGCTTTTGAGTACTAGACACAAGAGGGGCTCAGCCCCTCTGCCCTATAAATATAGCATATTCCTCATTTCAAATATATGAAAATCACTGTAAAAGTACGAAAATCAACAAAAAAAGAGTTAGTACAAGGGCTGATTAAATGGCTGGCGATAGCTTTAATAGTAATTGTGGTAAGAAAGTTGGTGTTTTAGATGAACGCCATAAATCAGGTTAGAATTACGATACAAAGTTTATTAGACTCTGATATCTCAGCTTATCAAATTGAAAAATCTACAGATGTCAGTAGAGCTAAGATAGGAAGGTTGAGAAATGAAAAAAATAAGGTTGATGACTTGTCACTAGCTACAATCGAAAAGTTATACAATTACCAAAAGGAGCTGGAAAAAATGGAGGACTTAACCGTAGATTTTGAAAAATTTATGGGAGAAAAATTTGGTGTTTTAGAAAGCGATGAGTATTCTAAAACTTATGACTTGGGCAATATGTACAATTGCCGAGTTGTTGCATATCAGGGGTCTCTCGATGTAAACATATTTTACAAAAAAATCGGCAAATTAGCCGAAGAATTTAGATACACTCCGAACGAGAGTATCGATAAAATTCGCTTCATCAAAGATATGGTGATTGCGAAAAGTGAGACAGTATGGAAGACTTAGAATAAAACACAACCCCACCTGGAGAATAGGTGGGGTTTAATATATAAGTTTGGGTCCCTAAAAAGTCCCTAAAAATTAGTGAGATATGGTATGTAATTATGAGTGGAATAAAGAAGAACCCCGTGGTTGTGGGGTTCTTGTATTTAAAATATGCTTAATTTTGTGTTAAGAACCCCCTCGGAAGGAAT